GGGAAGTGCTAATGGCTGTATATAGGCATATTCATATTAATTACTGGCAAGATGGTTTTGTTTTAGATTTAACTCCAGAGGAAAAATATTTCTATATTTATCTTATGACTAATTCTAAGACAAGCCAATGTGGAATATATGAGCTTCATAGAAGAATTATAGAAACTGAAACAGGATACAACAGAGAAACTGTTGAGAAGCTATTAAATAGATTTGGTGAGTATGAAAAAATAGTTTATTGTGAAGAAACACAGGAGATATTTCTTAAGAATTGGATTAAGCATAATAAAGTTGTAAGTCCTAAGGTGAAGAAATGTATAGAAAAAGAACTTTCTAATATTAAGAGTAAAGAGCTTATAAATTTGTTTTTAAAAGAATGTGATAGGTATGGATACAGTATTGATACTAGTAATATAAATTTTGATATGGGTATTGATAGTGTATCTATACCCACATCTATAGTAGATGATAGTTTGGAGTATGACTATGGGGAAAAAGAAAAAGAAAAACAAAAAGAAAAAGAAAAATATAAAGAAAAAGAAAATGATAGTAAGTATGTTGATGAAGATAAAAAATATTTTAATGAGAGCTTAAATAATATAAATAAGTTTAAAGTTTTGTATGAGCAAAATGTAGGACTTATAAATGGTATTGTTGCACATTGGTTAATTGATATTTCAGAAAGCATTGATTATGAGATGTTTAAAAGAGCTATAGAAATTGCTACTGATAAAGGTAAGTGTAATAAGGGCTATATAAGTGGGATTTTAAAGCAGTGGAGTGATAATAATATAAGGACTTTTAAAGATTTAAAAGCATATGAGGTTGGAATTAGAAATAGGGGTGTTAGTGATGGAAAGTATAAAGATGAGTATAGAAAATCTAAATATGCCACAGAGCTTGAAAATGAGGATGAAAGCATTTATAGAAAACCAACACCAGAGCAACTTGAAGAAGCTAGAAGATCCTTTGATGAACTTAGAAAAGGTAAGTGAATATAAGTGTGATAAGTGCAGAGATATTACTTATATAGTTGAAGATGGTGAAGCTAGAGAGTGTGAGTGTAAGGCTTTGAGGGATTGTGAGGATATATTAAGAAGAAGTGGTATAAGTGAGGCATTTAGGAAGAAGAGATTTGATAATTTTGATTTTAGTAGGGACAAGGCTACTATGGATGGATATAAAATTGCTACAGGATATGCTTTGAATTTTAAGGATAAGGAAAAGGATAGGGATAATTCTATTATGTTTATTGGACAGGTTGGGTCAGGCAAGACCCACCTTAGTCTTGCTATTGCTAATGAGCTTATGGATAGTGGTGTTGGTGTTTTGTATATGGGGTATAGGGAAGTTGTTACTGGTATTAAGCAAAATATTATGGATGAGGTTTACTACAATCGTGTTATGGGAAGGTATAAAAGTTGTAGGGTGCTTTTGATTGATGACTTATTTAAGGGTGGTATAAGTAAGAGTGATGTTAATATTGTTTTCGAGATTTTGAATTTTAGGTATTTGAATGGGTTGCCTGTTATTGTGAGTT